TAATTGTTAACAAGACCCTTCGGGGTCTTGTTTTATAAAGGTATAATGTGCCTTTATAAAACAAGCGAGGTATTTATGGCAACAAATTTAGTAACAAAAGCAGAATACAAAGCTTACATGGGAATTAGCAGTGTTAACTCAGATGCAGAAATTGATTTCTTAATACCCAAGGTTAGCGATTTAGTAAAAACATATTGCCGTCGTACTTTCATTGACTATTACGACGAGGCTCTAACAGAAGTTTGTGATGGCGGTTTTAAAACAATTATCTTAAAAGAAACTCCAGTAGTCACAGTTAACTCTGTAGCTTATAGTGCAAACTATGGTAGTACTTATACTAACCTAGTAAAATTTACAGACTATGTAGTCCGTGGTGACTATGTACTTAGTTTGAATCCAAATGGGTTCTCAGAGCAAATTAACGGATACAAAGTAGTTTATTTTGCAGGATACGAAGCAGTACCTGGCGATTTAAAATTAGCAGTCCTAGACTTAGTAGAATACTACTCACGAAACAATGGTGCTGTACATAGTACCCGTGATTTAAATCCTAACACAACCCAGATTAACTACGTAGCCTCAAGCAACTTCCCTTCCTCGATCAAGCGCGTGCTAGATCAGTACATGGCGGACTTTACATGAGTATATCAGAGTTTAGCACAGTAATGAAAGCAAGAGCTTCTTTACAAAATATGAATAGCACTACCGAAACTCTTGCTTCTTGGACAGATGCTTTACAAAATAGTTTAACTGTTCCTGCAGACGTATCTAGAGCAAAAGCAATGTTAGGTGTAACATCTTCATTAATGATACAAGATACTGTAGGTTTAAACGATCCAAAAAAACGTGGCATTTCTAACTTTAGAAATAGAGCAATGGCTTTAAGTCATAATGAAACAGTAGTTACTGAAGAAGGCTTACGCAGACACTGGAAATTTTATAACTTAAAAATGCCAGTAATTACAGATACTGGTGTTACTAAAGGTAGAAGCAAATACGATAATACGCCTTTATTAAAAGCATATATAACATGGTACAATAAAAATTATAAAAAACGTAATAAAAGTACTTTAGAATTATTTTCTAATACTGGAACTACGGATAATGTAGAAGAAGCTACTGGTATAAAATATCAGGACACATATGCTAATACAGCAAGTGTTATGAAACAATTTTTAAAAGCTTGTGGATTAAGTGCAGAAGAAGTTAAAAATTATTCTGAAAATTTTGAAGTAGGTCATGTAGAGTCTCAGGCATTTATAAGATTAAAATCTACATACCAAGCAGGTGAATTCTATAATGGTAATTTCATTGAAAAAATGATTAAACTACACGAAATGCTAGATTTAGCTTCTAGTAGTTTATTACCAGAGTACGAAGCTTTAACAGCTTCAGTACTAAAAGGCACGGAAAATAGAAGCAATATTTTTGTAGCTGTAGAAATGCAGTTAAAAGGAACAGATAGCTTAAAGAATAAGAGTAAGTATGCGGGTATAAGAAATATTAATACCAATCAAGGTTCCGGAGAATTATCAAGAGTTTTAGGATTTGTAGCACTTTTAAGAGATATAGGTAGTAAAGAGAATTTAGTAGATCCTAAAGATAAAATGGCTGTTAGACAAATAGGCCAAGAAGCAAAAGTAGTTGCTGATAAGCTTAGCCAAATTTATAAGAATTATAAAGCCAATATAGCTGAAGTTAGAAAATCTTTATACAGTAGTTTTCCTAGTAACAAAAAAGAAATTGCAGCTTTCTTATTAGACTTAAAAAGTTCTAAAACATTAAGACAGCATATAAAAGAAGTTCAATTAGCGGCCTTACGTAAAACAACAGTTAAGCCTTTCATTGCAAAAATTAATCCAACACCTATAAAATCTTTTAATTCTACTGTTTCTAAAGGCAAAAAATTAGAAAAAGATATAAAAGAAGCTAGTAATAAATTAAAAAGTAATTTATCTAAACTTAAAGCTGTAAAAGCTAAAAAGCCTGCACCTGTTGGTCCCGCTTTAAGGTTGCAAGCTGATACAGAGGAATCTCAGGTTAATTTACCCCAATTGTTAGTTTTAATAAATTCACAATTACAAGATGTAATTAGTGCTAATATGGGCAGTGGTAACAGTCGTGTTCTTTTAAATTATAGAACAGGAAGATTTGCTGCTTCTGCCAAAGTAACCACATTAAGTGAGAGTAGACAAGGAATGATAACTGCATTTTATAGTTATATGAAATACCCCTACGCAACATTTAGCTTAGGCCCTCCACTTGGTCAACAGCATGTTCCAAAAAGCAGAGAGCCTAGATTACTAATATCTAGATCAATTAGACAAATTGCACAACAAGTAGTAGGTAATAGATTAAGGGCAGTAGCCTTATGACAAAAAGAATAAGTATTATAACAGCTCTTGCTGAAAAGTTTAAAATAATTGACGGAACCGGTACATTTGTTTCAAATTTATACAACAACAGCTACCCTAAACTGAAATTCTGGGATGAAGTACAGGATTTTCCCTGTGTGTATCTTACAGCAGGTTCAGAAATCCGCGAATACATGCCCAGCGACTTTACCTGGGGGTTTTTAAATGTTAGCGTAAAAGCGTATGTTCGCAGCGAAAGCGAAACGCAACAACAATTAGAAGATCTACTAAATGATCTCGAAAACGTAGTAGACGCTAATCGTGTACTAGTATATGATACTACTAACAATCTGTCAACAACTGAAATTTTAATTCAGTCTATAACCACCGATGAAGGACTATTAACTCCTTATGGTGTCGGTGAAATCAACTTACAAGTGCGCTACGCACTTGTATAACTCTCGGATTTACGCAAGCATAACAGCAGATAAATATCTAGTTACGATGCTTAAAATATTTCCAAAAATCATAAAGGAAAGAGTATGGCATTAAATTTAATTCGTAATAGTCGAGTGTTCTTCACGACTAATGTAGACAGTAATGGTCTAGTCAAAGACACAGGCTTCCTAGCTAATAACACATTTGAGATTCAAGTCCAAGACGGGTTTTCATTCTCACAAAATTCAGCTCAAGAAACAGTTACACTAAACGAAGCTGGTATTTCACCAATTCGCGGACAACGAAGCTTTAATACTTCGCTAGAGCCAGCTGACTGGAGTTTTTCTACCTATATTCGCCCTAGGTTTGTAGAAGGTACAGGAACAGTCACACTAGGCGTGCTTGATGCCGACGACACGGTTGCTTGTGAAGAGTCTGTTTTATGGGGTGCTATTTCAAGTTCAGATGGTGCTGGATGGGTAACATCTACTTCAGCAACACCTTTTGCAGATTCAAGAGCTAGTTATGCCACTTTTTCTGGCTCTAACAAGCACCAGCTACAACCATTTGGTTTAGTTATTAAGTTTGATAACTCAGCTTATATTATTGATAACTGTGTTCTTGATACAGCCACTATTGATTTTGGTATTGATGCTATTGCTAGTATTGCTTGGGCCGGTAAAGGTATGGCAGTACGTGAAGCTACTGTAACACTAGACGCTACTGTTGGTAGTGCTACATTTAGAGTAGGTAGTGCAACTGCTGGGGTTTATCAACCAAAAAATACTACTGCACCTTATATAGCTAATAAGTTGTCGACTATGACACTTCTTAATAGTGCCAACGCTACTACATATACAGTAGCCTTAACAGGTGGAAGCTTAAGTATTGCTAATAATGTAACATATTTAACACCAGCCAACTTAGGTACACTAAATGTGCCTTGTACATATTTCACAGGTACACGCACTATAACATCTAATGTTACTGCTTACTTAAAAACAGGTGCAGGTTCTCCTTCAGCTTTACTGTCAGCTTTATTAACTGCTAATAGTACTGAAAACAAATTTAGTGCTTTAATTTCTGTTGGTGGTAGTGGTAACACTAATAAAGTAGAGCTAGTTATGCCAACAACTATGCTGACTATTCCAACAATAACTACTGAACAAGTTATTTCTACAGCGATTACTTTAACTGCTCAAGGTTCTGTTACTGGTGCTGCCGGTGGTACATACGACATTGAACAGCCTAACGAGCTTACTGTTAAATACTACGCAACACCTAATACTGCACCTTAATAGCAGTATAAGCTGTATTTTCATAGAGGCTGGTTTGATCTCCAGTCTCTCTTTTTAATCTTATTATAAAATGACTATTAATACCCTCTCTTTAAAAACACTGTTAGTTCCTTCAAAATCAGTACAGGTTGAATATCCTGGTATGCCTGGTTTTATGATTGATTTGGCATTTTTATCTCGCGAAACACTTCTGTCAATTCGCAAAAAGTCTA